ATGTGGATGAAAAAGAAGATCTACCAAACATTAAACAACTACCCAACGACTGCCTGTTGAAACCGTAACTGTTACACCTGTATTAATTGTAACTTTACCTGCGGTTATTGCATTGTAATTTGTAGGAATTGTATAACTGATAGCAATGGTTGTAGGATTTAAAATAAGACCCCCAACAATTAATCCACCAGAAGATGGTGTTATTGTATCGCTAGTTTGGTCTAAATTCATTGCCATATTAGCAGTCCTCTGCGCCTACGTAATCAGTAAAAGTCTTGAGGACCTCATAGATTGCAGGAATTAAATCACCTTTTAAGTCCTCAATAGCGATGTAGTGTGCGTTCTCTTTAACTGTTGCCATGTTGTTTTGGCGAGCTTCTTCGTTAAAGTAGATAGCTACTTGCACTTGAATTTGGTCTTTAGTACCAAAAAAGTTAGTGATTCTAGCGTATGCTTGTGGGGCTGGTACGCCAAATTGTGTTTCTACTGATAGTTTTAGTGCCATGATTGCTCCTAGTTAAAATGTCATTTCTGCTGTTTCGGCTTTAGCTACCCAACGAATAGTTGTTGAAGCCTGTCCTGTTACTGTTATTGCTAATCCACCATTGGTTGTATCTGCGGTTGCTGTCACAGTCCAAGTTGATGCTCCTGCGTCTGCTGCCACAATAGTAGTTACAACAGAACCTACAATCGCTGTAGTTCCTACACCAGCACCACGTTTAATAGCACCTTCTAGTTTCCAAGCCTTTGTGTTTCCTGCGCCAGTTACTCCAGCAATAACGCTTACTTTAAAGTAATAAGCAGAGTTATTAGGTAGTATTACTTGGTTTGTTGTTCCTGCGGCTGATGAATCTGAACAAAGAACAGTAGCGGTTGCGTCCGTAGTTTGTCTGCCAAGAACCAAAAATGCTATTTGTTGAACCCCTTGAGAAACAGCAACTGGACTATTATGTGGCACAAATACATGATAACCAGTAATTCCTCTAGTAGTACCACCAATACCGCCAGCAATAAATCCATAACTTGAATTTACTGTATTTGATTGACCGCCTACAATAGTTGAATAGTTTGCTCCGTTTGCTGTATTACTATAACCACCACCAATAAATCCAACAAAACTGCTATTGTTATTGGATATTCCGCCAGTAATTACTGCTGCACTATTTGTAATAGTATTTGGATTTGAACCACCATTATATGTACCACCGCCACCAATAAATGAACCATATTGACCACCAGAAATAGTGTTTCCATAACCACCAACAATACTATTGTGCGTACCTGTAGCTGAAACAGTATTTTTAAATCCACCTACTACTACACCCCAATCAGACACTACAGAGTTTCTATTAGCCGCAGTACCAGCATCACCACCACCACCGATAAATGAATAACTACCTGTTGCTTGGTTGTTTCCTCCGCCTACTACTACTCCATGAGGGGTATAGAAAGATAGAGTGCTTGTAGATGAACCTGATGCGGCTTGGGAAAGGGTAAGGCTTGTTCCTGATATGGCGGCTACATAGGTATAGCTTGCAATACTTGTGCCAGTAATGTATTGCCCGGCTTTGATGTTTGCGTTTGTTGCGGCTAAAGTAACTGCCGTTGTGCCATTCATTGTTGCGGATTGAGTTGTTACAGCACCATTGGCTGTGCCTGTATTATTTGAACCACCGCCAATAAAGTTAAATATTCCAGTTGCATTATTTGTATATCCGCCCACAACTGCCGCATAAAAAGCACTTGCTGTGTTTGTATAACCGCCAGCAACAACAGAATAATCACTATTGCTAATGTTAATTCTACCGCCAGATATTATTGAAGCATATCCTGACGAAGTATTGTTATATCCTCCACCCAAAGAAGCATATTGCCCGCTTGCAACTTGTCCAGCAGAATTTCTACTAGTCTGCCAATCAACAGCATTAGCACCCCTAGCATTACCACCTACTGTAGATGATGTAGTAGCTTGTGCTTGTAGTGCGCCTGTTCCTGCTGGAGAAACATAAAGAGAACCATCTGACTGTAGTCCTAGTCCTGCTACTCCACTAAAGGATAGGGTAGGAGTTCCGTAAACTGCTGTGGTTGTTGTAGGGATGTAGGTGTTGGCTACAGAACCTATTTCTAATTGTGGTGCGGCTACATAAACTGTTGAGCCAGTACCTACATAACTTAAAGCTGTTCCATTGGTCATCAGAATATCAAAAAATGCAGAAGCATTTGATACTGTAATAGAAAACCGCCACCATCCTGCTGGTAATCCTGTGTTTGTAGCAGAAGTAGAAATAGGAGCAGTTAAACCTATAGAAACAGTTGCACCAGTAGTTAAATTAAATGCCGCACCAACTGTAGAGCTATAAGCCAAAACAATAAAATTATTGGCAGTTCCACCATTTGCTGTTCCAGCTTTTGCATACAAGCTAAAAGTAATTGTTTCTGTATTGGTAGTTACACCTTGATAAATAAAATGACTGCCGTTGGTGGAATTATCTGTTAATAAAGATGCTGTAGAACCACCAAGAGGGTCGGTTTGTGAACCAGTAACAGTAATATTATTTGTTGCGTTCCAGTTTGCGGCAGTTAAGTTGCTAGACTGTAATAATAAATTCTGCCCAGTACCTTTTAATACTTCTGTCTGCCCTGTAATAGTAGTAAATGTACCTGCGGCAGGGGTAGTGCCACCAATGACTGTGTTGTCTATTGTGCCACCAGAAATTGTGTACCCTGTAACATTATTTGAGGAGTCTTGTATTACTGCTTTACTTGCTGGATAATCGCACCACACAGTAACTGTTCCGCTAAACGTTACAGCGGTATTAGAATTACTGGATGAAAGAATTGTTGTTCTGGTAAGAGTAGGGCCAGTTGTAGAATACGTTCCAAGACCTACTTCCCAGTTTGTACCGTCAGTTGCTGCGTAGTAGGTAGTGTTTCCATTACCTACTACCGCAAATGATTGATATGCCGTTGTGGTAGCAGACAGAGTAAAACTAACAGTTGTGTTAGCTGTTCCTGTTTGTTGTATTCTATCAGAAACTACTAATGACATATTATTCCTTTATAAATTAACTAAACTGAACCTTGAATGTAAACTGGATTGAATCTCCAGAATTTAATGCAATACCAGTAAAGTCACCTTTAACAAATAAATTGCCAGAGGTTGAAGCGTCAAACAAACCAGCATTAGTAATCGTCTCACCAACTGCGGCTGTCTGAGTACCAACTACTTGGAATGTATCATTTGTTACGGATGTTGTTACTTGAGAAACTGTACCGCTGATGCGGGGAGTTACTTCTGTAAACAACGTTGTATCTGTAGCGCCAGTTGTACCTGCACCAGTTCCCCAAGCAACATACTGAGGAATGGTACCACCGCTATTTAAGCGGCTAGTAACAATAGCTTTACCTGTGTTGACTAAGAGTGTAGCCATTTTTTAATTCTCCAAATAAAACGTTTGATTGGATTCTTGTGCCAATAATCTATAACGCCTAATTCAACTACAGTACCGTCCGCACGGATAACCGTAGCGGACAGTTGTAGTTCTTTAGCGTTGCTTTGAGCAACTTGCATTACTGAACGCCTTGTTTAACCAGTTCAAGTACTACGGAGAACACCAAAGGTGTTGTTCCTAATGTAGTATTATATCCAGTAGTTGTTAAGGCAATACGACCAGTAGGACTAGGTGCATTGTTTTGTAAACCACCAAAGTTCCAGAAGCTCATCTTACCTCGACCAGCTACAGGGATAATATCTACTTGAGTACTACCATCCCAAAGCAATCTAACTTCTAGTGGATCAGAAATAGAATAATCAAGATGATCAATTCTAAATCCTGTAGGAATCAAAGCATAGTTAATTGGATCAACAATAATAATACTACCAGCTACTAATGAGAAAGTTAATGAACTACCAGTTGCTGTAGCAGCTACGTTCATTGTTACTTGTGTTGTACTGTTTACAACAGCAACATAAGCATTCGCAGGTATTCCAGTACCTGTAACACCCTGACCAACAGTTGGTGTTAAACCACCAGCGGTGAATGTAATAACTTTAGAGTTAATAGTAGTAGCACCAGATGAAGCAGTGCCTAATGTGCCAGAAGCAGCTACGTTAGATGTATCTAATACTCCAGTAACTTTAACGACGGCATTTCGATTGCCATCCATAATAATTTGAGTGTTAACGACGTTAGCCATGTTAACCTCCTAATTAGTAAGTTGCTGAGAATAGAATAGAAACTTGCCAAACACCTGAAGTTGCGCTAACAATAGCGTATACAGAAGAGTCAGTAGTTGTTACAGTGCCAAGGGCAGTGCTATCTACATCATTAACAAAATTTGCATAACCACTTGCTAAGCTATATGCGTTAACATATTCTGTAGCAGTAGCTGTGCTACCCAACGATAACGTTGCGGAAGCAATTGGTGCACCATTGACAATAAAACCAAGGATGCGGGAATTTTTAGGGATTTTAGCAATCTCTGTGTAACCAGACATTGTAGAATCTACTTGAACAGTTTTAACT